AAAGATGAAAGAGGTAATTGGTTACCTGGTAGGTATAGAAGAACTGTGTTATGGGAGTTGAAGTCTGCAGATAACCCTGAATCATTACAGACTGTAGGACTTGATTTTTTACACATGGCTGAGGGTCAGGATATTAAAGAAGCTGCCTGGAACAAAGTTAGACCTACTCTTAACTCTCCTGGTAGACTAGGTAGAGCTTGTATAGAAGGCATACCTCCTATATCTAGGTCTCATTGGTTTTCAAGAAGATTTCGTAATGCTGAAAATGAACCTAGTAAAAGTGCTGTAGCTATAAGAGCAACTACATTTGATAATCATTATCTTAATAAAGAACAACTAGAGGATATAGAAAAAGAGAAAGAACTAACTACTGAAGCTATTTGGAGAAGGCATTATATGGCTGATCAACCAGAAGGAGCTGGTGGATTCTTTAGCAAAATACATGAAGCTAGTACTGGTAAAGAACAACTAAGACCTAATGGAGAAAGGCAATATGTAGCTGGTTTAGACTTAGGTAAACAAGTTGACCCTACTGTATTAATTATTAAAGATAGAATTACTAGAGAATCAGTTTATGCTATGGAATTGCTTAAAACAGATTGGGTTCTACAGAGAGAAAGTATAGCTAAAGAGTGTCAAGACTGGAGAGTTCAGGAAGTTAGAATAGATAGTTCAGGTATGGGTGGTGATGTAATCTATGACGAACTTCTAGCTATGAATATACCAGTAGTAGCATTTAAGTTTACTCCACAATCAAAATATCAATTATTTCTTAACTATGCTATAGCTCTACAAAATGGTACTGTGCAATTTCCGACATCTTGGGATAAACTAAGGAGTCAGATGGAAGCGATAGAGGTAAAACAGTCTGGTATGGGTTATCAGTTTTCACATCCTGATAGTGCTCATGATGACTGGGTTGATGCAGAATGTTTAGCGTTAATGGCTTGTGATCCAGCTATGTTAGATGAAAATGCTCAACAAGTAGTTCCTACTATTAGGATTATGGAGCCACTAGGTGGAACATCTAATACTTCTAAAATTATCCAAAGGATAAAAAGAGAAAGAAGAAAAAAGCAAATAGAAGAACTTCAGAATACAAATCCAGATTTGGTATTAAATGGAGTTCCATTAACACTTGAGGAGAATGTCAAATGGCAATGAGTCATGCTGAAATAGAAAGTGCTGCAGAACAAACTGCAAATTTATTATCTGCATCTCCAGAAGATGAACCAGAACTTACTTTACAATGGATTAGAGCTCAAATGTCTCAAGAGGGTTCTATGGCATCATTTCGTAATTTTTATAGAAATTGTGAAGAAGCAGATGATTTTTATTTAGGAGATTTTGATTTTTCAGTACCAGAAGGTGGAAACCAGGTAAAACTAGGTACTTTTCACTCTATTATAGAAACTTTAGTGGCTCATGCTAGTCCAAAGTATATAGATATAGATGTACCACCACCAGGACCTAGAGCACAAGCAAGAGCCGAACTTATAGAAAAGTTTTTGCAGGGTGCTCATCACATGATTCAACAGAATACTCCTGTACAAAGAGAGATAGTAAAACATCAAGGATTGTATGGTGTTGCATGGGCAAAATACGAGTTTGCTGGACACATGTGGAGTGATTTCCCAGATCAATCAGAAGGTGAGTCAGATGCTCAATACAAGGAGAAAATCCAGCAAATTATTAATGATAGAAAATTTAATTTCCCAATAATTGCTGAAGTTATTAATCCTCAAGAGTGTGTGTGGGATATAGCATCAAATAACCCTAGATGGATCATTAAGTTTTGTGAGATGGATGCTTCTTGGGTAAAAGCACACTTTCCAGAGTATGAAGGAAAAGTAAGTGGTACTGTAGAGTTCTTAGAAGTATGGACATCTACTCATGTAGGTTATGTAGCTGATGATAGATGGGCTATGGAACCTAGACAGCATAACTACGGAAAAATACCTTTTGTTCAGTATTATCCTCAAATGGGAGTTAAAACTATAGGTAGAAAGCCAGAACATCTATATAGAGGTATAGGTCATGGTAACTTTGGTATGCTTAGAGCAGAATCTAGGTTAGCATCTCAATATTTAGATATAGTTGGTAGAAACGCATGGTCTAATATTTCATTTAGAGGACCTAGAGGTCTTACAGAAGAAGTTATGTCTGAGTATTCACAGGAACCAGGTGCTAGAAACTATGTACCACCTAATGTTGAAGTAGTACCAGACCCAGTTGCAGAAGCTCCTCAAAGTATATTAATAGCTATGCAAACTATTAAAGGTGCTATAGAAGCTAATACAGTACCTAGTGTAACTAGAGGAGAAAGACCAGTTGGAGCAGCTAGTGGATATCATACTGCTGTACTAGCAGGTATAGCTAGTTTGAACTTTAGTGCTGTAGCAAATGCAACTGAAAGAGGTATGCAAGAAGCTAATGAAATATTACTTAGAATAGTTGAAGATGTAATTATGGATGAAGTTACTGTATTCGGTAAAACTGAATCAGGTAATTTAGATGCCAAGCTAAAACCTAATGATATTCGTGGTCATCATGTAAGTATAGTTAGATTAAATAGCACAAGTCCTGAAGAACAAGAAAGAAAGTTAGGTCTTTGGAGAGATACTTGGAGAACTGGTTTTGTAGATTGGGGCACAGCATTAAGAAGTGCTGGTGTATCTAATCCATTGGAAGTTATAGGTAATAGATTAGCTGAAGATTTCTTTGAAATGCCTGAAGTAAAATCGTTATTTGCTCAGATAGCTGCAGAAAAACTACCTCAACTATCTCAAGCTATACAAGCAGCAACAGGTACTACTGATGATAATGCTGCAAATATTGCTGCTAATATATTAAATACACAAGGTGCAACACAATTAACTAATCCAGGTAACTTTGGACCTGGCAATCAAGCTGCTGCAGGTGGAGGAGGGCAAGTACCCAGACCAGTAATGCCTGGTAGCTTGGAAGAAATGAATCAAGTAGGTAGACAAATAGCAGGACCTAGAAGTGGACCTAGAAGAACAGTAGGTGCAGATATGGCTCCTGGAGGAGGTAACTACTAATGGCAAAACCTAAAGGTAGTAGTGTAGATATAGGATTTAGTAAATTCCTAGATTATGCTACCCTAGCATTTAAAGCAGTAGATAATAGGTATAAAGATTTGGACATACCAGAAGTAAAGCAAAAAAAAGAGAAATCTATGAATAAACCTAAACCTATAGATTTAAATAACCCATTTCAAGGAGATTTTTAAATGCCGTGGATACAAACAGAAGAAGGTGGATTAGTTTGGGAGCCAGATAATACTGGAATACCTCCCTCTTTGGCTTCAACAGCAGCACCTACTCCTTATACAAGTTCAATGGTTTCAACAGTTCCAGCAAACAATATGATTGTCGGTGGTGGTAATGAAAATGATACTTCAGCTAAAGGACCTATAGTTCCTCCTAAAATGCCAGAGTTTGGAATGCCAGCAGTTACAGGACCTGAATCAGATGAATTTACTAATTATAGTCTTTTTGGGTCTGCGAGTGATCCAGCTGGTATTTTTGATAAGACTAAAGTTGATCCTAATGCTGTATCTAGTGTTAGTTCAGGGGCTGGGTCACCAAATATGTCAGGAATGGAAACAAATGCACAATTTATGGGAAGCGTATATGAAAATATGGCACGATCTAACCCTCAAGTACTTTACCAAGCTTGGGCTAAAGTTTACAATTCACCATTTTCATTTGAGCAATTTCAAGAAAATCTTAATAGTGGTGGAATAGATATAGCAAGTTATGGTGATAATCCACAAATAGCTGCAGAGTTTGCTGCTATATTAAATCAATCAATGGATAATGTTTTAAGTTATTTTGGTCCTACAGGTGATGGTAGTCCAGAAGGACAAATTATAAAAAAAGGTGTAAATAATTATAATTCTTTAACTGATGAACAAAAAGTTATTTTTGATAAAGCTATTAATGATGGTCAAACAGGAAATTATTTATCTAATACAGCAAGATATGATCTTAATAAGGCAGGTTTATTGCAAGGGGATGGAGTTCAAGATTCTAGTGGAGTAAATATTTTTGGTATTAATGATTCACAAGTAAGCACAGCATTTAATCCAGCAGAACAAGGTCAAGCACAAGAATATTTATTTGAAATAAATAAATATATGATGGGTTTAAGAGGTTCTGTTCCACCATTACCTACTAATTTAGCTAGGACTTATGAAGATGCAAACGGAATATTGCAATATACTCCTGAATACCAAGAATTAGTAGATACTTATCAATCAGCTTTGGCAAGCGAAGAAGGTAGACAGCTACAAGAACAATCTTTTCAAAATGAATTAGAAATACAAAGAGAACAATTAGATGCACAAGCTGATAGATTAGCTGAAGAAATACAGGCAAACTTAGAAGTAGCAGGTATGTCTGCAGAGTCTGCAAATTATGCTAGTTATGTTGAAGCTTATAAATCAGATAATACCTATAAATTAGAAAGATATTTACAAGCACGAAGAGATTCACAAGCAGGACTTGAAAGAGAACAGCAACTACAGTTAGCAAGAATAACTCAAAGAACTGAACAAGAAATTGCTGATATGTATTCTCAGGCACAAGTCGCTGTAGCAGAAAGAAATGGAATTAGTGCTAGAGAAGTAGCAGATATTCAGGCAGGTGCTGCTGCTGCAGGTGTTGCTGGTGATATTGAAATTGCTAGTATTCAACAGCAAATGCAACAAGAAATTGCTAGATTAACTGGATTAGATGAAAGATATATAGCAGATCAACAAGCAGAAGTAGCAAAAGCTGTAGCTTTAGCAGATAGAGAAACACAAGCACAAATTGCATTAGAAGATAGAACAACTAATATTCAAATTGCTCAAAGTACTAACTCTACAGAAGAAGCAATAGCAAAAATAAATGCTGATGCTCAAATAGCAATAGCAGAAAATAATAGAATATCTCAAGAAACAGTAGCTCTTGCTAATTCAGCAAACGTAGTTGCAGCAGCAGAGGCTACAGGTCTTAGTCAAGAAGCTGTTGCTAGGATTCAGGGTGAATGGAACAAACAAGTATCAGATGCCACAGGATTATCTCAACAACAAGTAGCTCAGATTCAAGCAGCATCTCAAGAAAATACTGCTAGTATACAAGCATCAGCACAAAGAGTTATAGGTGAAGCACAAGCACAAGCACAAATTCAGTCAGCCCAACAAGCAGCTCAAGCTCAAACAGGTGTAGCTCAATTAGGGGCAGCAGAACAAAGATTTGCAACTACTACTGAAGCAGCTACTCAAAGAAATATTGCACAATTACAAGCTGATACTCAGACACAAATAGCACAAATTCAAGCTGATACTACTAGAGATCAGGCTCAAAAAGATGTAGAAATTGCTAATGTTCAAAGACAGGCACAAGAAGCTATTGCAAGAATACAGCAAGAAGGTCAATTAGCTGTAGCACAGCAACAGACTAATCCTTTTGGTTTAAGTCCAGCACAATATATGCAGATGCAGACACAACAAACTGCTCCAAGTCCTGCAGAAACTCTTACGACTCAGCAATATATAGATTTACAAGAATCGCTTGCTAGAGGTGGGTTGACTCCAGCTCAGCAAATTCAGTTGTATGAAGCACAGCAACAAGCACAAGGAGCATCTCAAAGAGCTGGATTAACTCCACAAGAATTTATTGGATTACAGGAATCTGTA